CATTGATGAGCATCATAACTCGTGCGCCAACACGCAATGACAGTTTTCTGTCACAGGGGGCAGCATTCAAGTTGAAGTCTTTTTCAATAGTCGCATAATACGTGTGAGACGGTTCTCCAAGCAGCTCTTCATTGATACGCTGAACATCTTTGCGATATGAGCAGATATGAATGTACTTGTTATCATAATTCTCACTCAACTTTCTATCTCGCAACTCTTCCAGATCTTCAATGTCTTCTTGTGTTAGCTTGTATGAGCGTATGTTATTCAAAATTTCAATGAACCTTTGGTTGGTTTGTCTGAAAATATGATTCAATTCAACAATGTGGAACCCATGTTTGCGGAACACATACGCATAGAAAAAATACACACCACGATAAAACTGGAGAAGTATATCTTTCTCGTTGTTTGTAACAACAGGTGGAAGTTGATATAAATCGCCAAACATGATGATTTGCACACCACCAAACGGTTCGTCATTATTTCTATACATACGCAGCTTCTGGTCAATGTAATCTATGGTATCTGGACGCACCATACTGATTTCGTCAATGATTAAAGCGTCTATGGTATTCATCAACTCAATTTTTGCAGTATTGAATTGGTGAATTGCAGAGTTAGGATTATGAACTCCAAACGGGATATTCAAAAAACTATGCAATGTCACACCACCAGCATTGACCGCAGCTATTCCGGTGGAAGCTGTAACGACAAATTTCTTTTTACAGTTGCTGACCAGCCATTTCAAGAATGTTGTTTTCCCTGTGCCAGCCTTACCTGTAATGTACACACTATCATTGGTTGTTTCTATCAACTCAATGGCTTTCTTCATTTCATCAGTGATAGTCATATTATGCCTTTTTCTTGTTCTTTTTTCTATACAATCCCGATTTAATTGAAATTTTCAAACGGGACATAATATCTGGTAGTGTCGCATACACTAATACGGAACCATTACTTTCAATTCTTCTTGAAAGAGTAGACTCATTTAAGTTAGTGTAAACAGCCACGCTATCGTTATGATTAATCTTAAACAATTGCATGACATCATAAACGCACACATACTCTTTCCCGTCTTTATCAATTATCGTTCTTAAATCTGCTACATTCATAACTACAATTCATTTATTGTGAATAATACGTCTTTATTGTCAAAAAGAATGTCATCATCCTCTTGCAGTTCGTCTGCATATACAATGATTGGTTTTTCAGTTCCCTCTCGTTTTACGATCAGTTCTGCGTCCTTAAAAACCTTTAGTGTATGGCCATCTTCCAGTTCAATCTCTACATACTCATCAGCTTCAACATCTTCACCGATAATGGTAGTCTCTGCTTTGTATAGACCAGCGCGTTCTGGAAGCAAGAAACGCTCGAAAATGAGACCATACTGCAAAGGGTCAATCAACGTAATGCCAAGCAAGTAAAGCAGAAGAGAACCAGCAGCAGAACCACGACCACAACCAACCAATATGTTGTTTTGCCGGCTCCAATTACAAGTGTCGTACTGTACTAAAAGATAATCTACATTGTTAGTAGATTCAATTATATACTTCTCATATTCCATTTGCTTACGGTACTCTGCATGTTTTTCTGCCGGGACAAGACGTTGTAAGCCTTCTTCCAATAACTGATTGAACATATTGTGTACTGTGCCATATTTTGCCTCTTCTTCTGGAAGCATTGTATATTTAGGCATGAAGTTACGTGTGTTCTCAAATTGTGCTACAGCACCATCAGCAACTACCAACGTATTATCGCAACATTCTTGAAACAGAGCCTCAACGTCCCATACTTCACTATCAAAAAGTTGCTCAAACACGGAATAATGCTCATCAACATCTTTGAAATATTGGTCATCACTCTGCTCATGTGCAGCCCCTTCAGCAACCTTGTTCAGTATGATTTTGTTTTTCGCATTATCCTTGTCAAGATAATAGCAGTCGCACAACAAGATTGGGCGAACATCAGAATCATCATACAGGTTATCAAAATAGTATTTTGATGCCTCCAGCACTTTAATATCAATGCGTTCAGCCTTATATTCAGATAAGTCAACCTGGTAGAACACGTGGTCAAACGCATCCAACAAGTCATTCACCAAATCAGGATTTTCCTTTATCCAATAAGATGAATACTTGTCCAACACTAACACATTGCCAGTACCACGATTCAGCAATTCGTTCCAGCAAATAGTTTTATCTTCACTATCAACCATAATTGCTTTCTGTATTCTTAACAGATTACGCAACCCTGATTGAGACTGAACGTAAACTTTTGCTCCGATTTTATTTTCTCCCTCAACAAAAGTAAGTGAATAACCAAAAATGTGTTTAATGCCTGCATTGGCACATTCTTTTTGTAAGTTATAGCAAGCTGCCATTGTATTTCTATCGCATATACCAATTGCTTTATGGCCACAATAAACAGCTTTCTTAACCCAGAATTTAGGCATGAAACTTCCATTCAAAAGCTCAAACGGAGTATGCACACCCAGATTAACGAACTGGAAATCACGTGTGGTTTGCACGCGCGTACCAACATACTTTAGGATGTTTAATGCGAAATCCTTGCGTAAGTCGTAATAATACCAGTTGTCTCCGAACTTAAAGGCAATATAATAAATTCCCTCTTCCATCAAAGCTGCTGGATCCTCACTACCGTTGAAAATAAGATTGCCCTCTTTATCAGTTCTGAAGATGGAATTTATCTTTTCGGTATCTTCCAGGAACATTTTGCCCATGCCAACAATCTCTATGACTTCATTGTCAATTTCATTGAAAGAAATTTTGTTGTTCTGGAGCCATGTAATCAATTCTTTCATATCTGCACTGTGTTAAGTTTATATTCTACAGGTGTTTTCAATGACATAGAGAAGACATCGAAAATTTCCCAAAAATCCATACTGTCAAAGTCTGCGTCAGGATTCTCAATGTATGCAATGAATACATCAAAGTAATCGTTTAGCTGTAGAGCCGCAGTATTGATGGCCTCAACAGCATCGCCGTCATAACCAAGTATCACTGTCTTAACCCCTTTGCTTTGCAATTTGTAGATTTGCGTATTAGAAATCTTCTTACCAAAAGTTGCAACAACAGCAATACGGTGATTATCATATAAGTCTAACTTACGGGTTAACGCAATGGCATCAAAAATGCCTTCCACAATGATTACTGTATCAGTTTCATCTTCTATCACAGCATCGTAATTGTAAAGCAACTTTACGAAATCATTTTCGATACTGTTATTGTATCGTCTAATCTCATATTTGCCATTACGCCTTGCTTTCTTGTTATATTCATCAATCTCGGATTTACCCCAGATATGACGTGAAATATATCCGACAGTATCACCATTATCAATGATAGGAAATACGACATAATCATCAAATTTGAAATTGAGACCTCGTGTTGTGCCGACAGGGAAATACTCATAGTCATCTAAAGTAAACCCTCTACTATGCAAATACGAGTTCCTGAAGCACCTCTTCCAACCTTCAGGCATTTCCACGATAGATAATTCATCATCTATCTCGTCCTCTTCCAAAGAAAAGAACTGTGGCACTTCTAAAGGCTGAAAAGAAGCGGTGTCAATGAGTTTTAGGTCAGGTCTACCAATGTCATCCAGTAGTTGATTAATATCCTTGGTAGTATGATGGCATGAGAAACAATGACTCATGAAGAGCTTTTTCTTCTCGGTTTCCTTGCCAATGTAAATACCCATCTTGCCACCTTCCTTTCCACAATAAGGGCAACGAGGAACAATCAAATTTTTGTTACCTCCATCTGGCTTTGCATGAAGTTCTATCATCAATTCCTTAATCAAGAACTCCTTATCTTCTCTACTGATATACATGATTACCCAACCTTATTAATGTTCATAGTCCTCACTTGATCATAAAATTGCTCATTGTCATAATCTGTGGCAATTTTGAATGGCTCTCCCTTTTCAAAGAAGCGGCTTTTTGCCACGTTAAGACGCATGGTGTGTTCTTTGCGCTCCCTGTCAGACTGATTTAAGGTAATCAAATGGGTCATAGGACGCGCCAGACCTTTTGCTTCAGCAGTATTGAACTCTGTAAGCACATTCTTCTCATCGTTTAGCCAATCTCTATTTTCAATAGTAGACTGGTAGGTTCCAACCATCCATACATTTTCGTCAGCAGCCAGGTCCTTCAAATCATTGGCTACGGCGATACGTTTATGGCGTTCACCATTTTCTCCATATTTACGACCTGAAGAGTCAGTCAACAGGTCAATCGAGTCAATGATTACCACGTCAGGATTAATATTGTACCTTTTCTTGAAGTCTTGTATGCCGTTTCTTATGTCAATAGTAGACACATGGGCATTGAATTTAGGATATGACTTGACATACAATTTGCCGGCAACTGCTTTAAGCATGGTTTCCATACGCGACATGTCAATATCCCTGATGGTACCTGTCTCATAACGGTATGTGCTACATGACACTAAAGATGCAGAATAGGCGTTTACCACCTCATCCTTGCTACCCTCCAGCTGGAAGTGCAACACATTAAGTCCGTCTATTTGACAGGCATTTTTACCTATCCAACGTGCAGCATGGCTCTTACCAACTCCTGTAGGGGCCATAAAACACGTCAACTGAGTGCGCAAGTCACGTCCATTGTTCATAGCATCGAGTTCGTCAATGTAGAATCGAGTAATAGGCAACATCTTATTGTCAGCATTGTGCTTTTGACGGTTTGCCTTAAAGCGTATGCCGAATGTTTCTATTACATCTACAAACTCTGATGAACGAAGATTGAACGTAGAGGCCCACTCAGTGTATTCTTGTAGTTTTTTAGAGGCTTCTTCGTGCCCCTGTTTGTTGTATAATTCTCCTACTTCTTTGTAGATTTTCTGGAAACGTACTTGTTTGATGTAGTTTTCCAGCTGCTCTAATATTTGCTCCGTTTCAATTACAGAGGCACTGTCATAAATATCATCAAGAAGAGAGACTGCGCTTTTATTATTCGCAATCATCTGTTTCAAAATGCTGAATGTCGGTGCCTTTTTATAGTCTTTGTAATAAGAGCGTAGGCAACTATGCAACGTAATAAAATCTCTGTCCGGCAAATATTCTTTACGCACATGTTCCATTACAACTGCAAGGATATAATCATTCTCCATGCAGGTATAGAACAAGTCCATTAAAAATTCTTCTGTTAGGACATTACTTGTTTGCTTCGCCATATTCTACACGTATTCGGTAGAGTTCTGGGAATTTGCTTTGCGTAGACCTTTTACACTGCTCTGTAAAGTTGCACTGCTTACATGCCTCTGATACAGGAGACCAGCCTAATGTGGACGTTTGGCAAAGCAAATACCCAACCTCTTGGTTTAATAGCCTCTTTTTAGTAGCCTCCTCAGAATGTACGTAAATGTACTTTGCCTGTGGATGCTCCTTTCGATCAATTATAAGATTTACAAGATATTCTCGGCTCAATTGAGCACTGGATAACCATGAGTTCTCATAATAGGCTTTACCTTGCTTGCTTTCTTTTAATCGTTTAATGGAAGAGGGGCCAAAAGCCTGTTTAATCGTCCAGCGTTCACGATCTTTATAAGCATAAGCTGTGCAGACGCAAAAATCTACTAACCGTTCTTTAGTAACGGAGCCGAACTCTTTTGCAAACAAGTCTAAAAAGTTTGATAGAGTTCTGATTGTAGCCCCACCTTGTGAAAACTTAAAGGTGGGGTCTACTAATCTTCTTTGTATCTCTGTGAAAACGGTAACTGTTTGTTTAATCAAATTTTCGCTTGCCATCTCTCGTAAGGTGTTTTTTTAGATACTGACGGGCAAGAAATAATCTACTTTTAACCGTTTCGATATTGCGAGATTTTAACGTACCCTTATTATATTCAATATCAGCTATTTCTTTTAATGAATAACCTGCTTCCTGGAGCAACAAAGCGTCCTTGTGGATTGGTTTCATTGAGTCCAGGACTGCAAGTATATCATCATTGTACAATTCACGATAATTGTCTATACCCATTACATTCGCGCTTGGTTCTGTTGCCTGTGCGCAATTGCAGAAGTCTTCAATATCATGGTCATCATTCTTGTTGTTATGTCTATTGCGTCTTCTTTCCAGTTCTGCAATCTGTCGTTTAGTGACAATATGCAACCATGTATGAATAGACCTATTTGGGTCATAAGTTTCAATTCTTCTGAAAAAATTTATTAAAACTTCATTATAGTTTTCTTGTACGTTAGCTGGATCATAAGTGTAATTCATGCACAACTTATAGATCATGTTATAATAAGGAGCAACGTATTTTTCAAATAGTCTGTTTCGTAATGAAGCAACCTGTGGGTCTAATTCTTGGTCTGTGAATCCTGCTTCGCATATCGGTTTTTCCACGACTGTGCAACTTCTTGATTAAACAACATAGATGCACGTGGATTCAAGTGATTTTGATAGCAGTACAATTTCCAGGTTTGTTCATGCCTGATAAACTCAGACCTTACTTCATCATCGGATGGTTTTGGTGTTTTCTCCAAGAACGTATAAAACCTTCCGAGCAATTCTCCAAGCATTGATAAATGCTTCGCGGCAGTACGTTCCTGCTGCCGTCTGATACGTCTCGCTTTACTCATAACGATTGTTCTTATAAATTAAATTTCTTGATATAGTAGAAAAAGATATGTGTTGCATCTGCTTCGTTGTCATCAACCGGGTTGGTCTTCCAACGCATTTTACAGAATCGCATCATCATTTCCTTGTCCGCATTGCCATTTCCAGTAGCCCATTTTTTTACTGTTTTAGGATTAATGAAGGTAGGCTCTGGTAAATCCAATGTGTCGCATATTTCCATCAGTATGCCTCTGAACTCCGATAGCTTTCTGGTGTCTGTGAAGTGATTGTTCACACTCACATCCTCAGCAACTATCACTTTAATGTTATGCTGGGTGATAAACTCAATCAAGGTGTTGCGGAATGCAGCATGTTGTTTGTTGTTATTGCGCCTCATGGACTCTGTAAAGTTCCATGTTCCGCTACCGTGCATAGAGTAATATCCTGTATGTGTGGCTATATCTAACGCCAACACATTTTCTCTTGTCACTCTTTCTTCACTTTCATGTTGATTAACCATTAATAAATGATACACCGTTTTGTTTGTTGACTACCAATTTGTATGGATAGTTCTCGGCAATATTACCGTGACTAACCACCAGTGACGTAATCTGGAGGGAGTTCAGTGCCTCGAAGATGTTTGCCAATCCTGATTCATCGGTGGCATCTAAGATCTCGTCCAATACGAGCAAATCAAGACCCTTACCTTCTGCACAGTTTACGTTAGTCAATTTGTGCATTGCCAAAATATTGGCCAAGTTTACTCGTGCTTTCTCCCCTTCGGAGAATTTATCAAACGAGCCACAATCAACTCCGTCTCGAATCAGTGAAATAGAAATCTTATCTCTAATTTTACCGGATTTCAAAACAGTATAACCTGAAAATGCAATTCGTATATCGCTACCAATACGTTCAAGAAACTCATTCGTAATTCTACTAAGGTCATTGATCTTGGTATTCGCCAAATGGGTTTTGAACTCAATGAAAGTAGCTTCCTGAGCTTTATAATCTGCTAACTTTGCTGCAACCTCTTCTTGGTGCGCAATCGCCTTATTCCACTCTTCCTCATAACGCTCCTTGCTTGCTTTCAAGTTGTCAATCAAATCAGTTGCGGAAGATTCTTCAATTTCCTTGATTGCCTCTTCGTATGACTTGATGGCACCATCAGCATTCTGGCGATTGATTTCTGCATTCTGCGATTCTGTTTCACAACCTTTGATTGCAATATCAAGAATCTCGAATGCTTTGTCGAATAGTTCAAGACGAATGTCAGTAATCTCCTTTGTTATTTTGTCGATGCTTCCAGTAATAGAGAGCAACGAAGAAGAGATACGGTTTAATTCAGCCTGAGCATTGTTAACTAATACTTGTGCATTATTTACCTCTGCACTCATAGTAGCTTTCTGTTCAGCGAGAGCATTGTATGATTTGCGTTTGTTGCGACCTTGTTCTGTAATGTCATCAACTTGCTTGCCTTTATCATCAAACTCTTGCTTCGTGTCCTCCAGCTCATCTTGCTTGTCTGACACCTGCTTGCGCACACCTTCAATATCAACATCGCCAGCCAAAGTAAACTCATGCGAACATTTAGGGCACATGATAACTCCTGCCAACTGCGCTTGCAATGACGCAATAGTTCGCTCAATTTGCTGACGCTTTCGTTGCAGCTTTGCTTGCTCTTCTTGCAACTCCTCAACTGAACGAGCCAGCTGTTGCATTTCTGCTT